CGGTACAGCACCGGGGTCTCACCCATGAAGGAAGCGTCCAGGAAGTGCCCCATGTACTTCCGCGCAATCTTGCCGGTAATCGTATCAGGCATAATATTACATCCTTTCTGTCACCCGATAGGTGACCTTGATCTGTATCTGGTACCTCGCAAACGCGGGACCCATTGTTATGGGATAGCCGCTGATGGTCGGCACGATGCCCACCACCTCGCCGCCCTCCCAGTCGGGAAAGTCGCGGGCGTTGTTGCGGTCGATGATCCACGCGGCCACGTCCTGCATCACGCCCAGGTTCTCCAGGTTCTGCCTGAACTCGTCGCCGTAGGGCTCGCGGGAGGCAAACACGAAGTTCTGTTCCTGCGTATCCCTCAGCACCATCTCGCCCAGGATGTTCTCCCGGTAGCGAAGCGCCGTCGGCGTCGCGTCCAGCGAATAGCTGCCGTTCTCGGCCAGGTAGTCCACGCCGAAGGCCCGCGCGCGCTCGATAACGGGGCAGCGCCGCAGCCACGTCCGCACGCTGGCGGTGTTGTTGGTGTCCGGCATACGATATCACTCCCCCTGTATCATCACGCGTCGCGCTTCGTCAAGCCATTCGGCCATGTTGTCGGCCTTGGCCCGTTCAAACCAGAACGGGCCCGCCATGGGGTTCTGGCTCGTGTCATAGGTCAGCTCCCGGCCAGTGGGATGCTTCGGTCGCCCCGGAGGGCTGAACCAGCCCAGCAGGATGCCGGTCTCCGGCTCCAGGATGGGAATGTTCGGCCCGTACACGATGCCCATGTACTGGTAATGCGCGTAGGGTGTATTCCACACCACCATGCCGCTGCCGATCTCCGTCGAAACCTGAGCCGAGAACTCCAGCGTCCGGTCCGGGGATGCCGGCACGTAGGGCGTACAGCCGTCAATCACCTTTTGGTCGATGAACCGCTGTACCCTCCCGCCCTTCTCCAGCCCGTAAGCCGCCAGCAGGTCGTTCGGGTCCAGGTTCGCCTCCAGCCTCGCGCTGATGCTGAACATGTCCTCACCTCACGTCGCCGTTATCCGCCAGTGTTTCCCGTTCGGTGCGCGCCGGTTGTCGGTCACGCCCAGGATCGTCACGCAATCCGCATAGGCCGCCTTCAGTTTCGCCGGGGTCCAGTCGTCGCCATCCACCGCCGCCTTTACTACGATGTCGCCGCCATTCAGCGTCCACAGCGCGGACACATCCTCGGCGTTGGCGTAGCTTACGGGGTCGGTATAGGCGCTGCCGCCCGTATCTGCTTCCAGCGGTATGCGGATCGTCGCCTTGTTCGCCGCCACCAGGCCGCCCTTGCTGGCGTCCACCGTGGCCGCGTCTGTGGCATACCAGCTAACGCCGGTGATCACCGTAGGCACCCACACGTTGCCGCCCACCTCCGGGTCGACACGGGCGTTGAACACGGTGATGGTATCGTTGCACAGCTTCATCACACCAGCCCCCTGTACAGCAGCGGCACGCCCTCATCATCCTTCACGCCGTACAGCAGCCGACCGATCTCCCGGTTCAGCTGCCTCTCAACGTTCGCCGTCTGATCTGCGGCGCTGCCGTAGTTCTCGGAGTAGCCGTCGGTAGAGAAGGAGGCCACCAGGGGCGCGCCGGCCTGGGCGTCCACGCCCACGGCGCTGTCGGTCTTGATGATCGACATCATGGCCAGCTTCACGGCCTCGGGCACTTCGGCCATGTTCTCCACGCGGCTGTCGGTGAGGTAGTCCACCCGCTTCCGCGCCTTGAACTCGGCCAGCGTGAAGCCCGTCTCGGGCAACGTGCCGCCATAGCCCTGATACTCCTCATAGGTCAGGTACATCCTGATTACCTCCTTTCTCCTCCGTCGGTTAACCGCGGGAGATAATGCGAGCCAGCGGAATCGCCTTGGAATCGAAGTAACCGCTGCCGGCGGAATCCTTCACCAGGGCCCAACGGGCGGCAGTCTTCAGCTGCGCGTCGGTGGGGCTCATGATGGCGGTAGTGGGCTGCACGAAGCTGAAGCCCCTGGGGGCGAACAGCTTCCTCTGCCGGGTGATCAGGTACGCCTGGCCACCCTTGGTCAGGGGATCCCTGTGCACCTCGGAGGGCACCGCCGCGCCGCAGTCGCAGTAATCGAAAGCCCCCGCCCCCAACACGTAGGTGGTGTACTTGTTGTACGCCGCCTCGGTCTGGGTGGCCGCCACGGCCTCCACGGGCACGTCGTCGTCCACCAGCACGGTGCGGCCGTTCCAGGTCGCCAGCGCCAGGTCACGCTCCACGCCGCTGCCGTCGTTGTACTTCAGGTACTCCAGCAGCTTCAGGTTCTCCAGGTTGGTCGCCACCACGGAGTGCATCACCACGCAGGTGAAGATGTCCTTGTTGGCGCCGGCGGCCTTCTGGATCGCGCTGTTCAGCGTGCCCGCGCCCACGTTGGGGGAGGCCTCGCCGGTGATGTCCAGGGTGTGGTCGGTGTTGAAGCTGTTGGCGGAGACGCCGAACACGCCCTCCAGGATCGCCAGCAGCGTGGCCTGGTCCACGTCGTCCCAGTAGTCCGCCACCTGGGCGGCGATGTCGGCCATGAAGTCGTGGCCGGTGATGTCCTGGCTGAAATCCTTCTCCTGCCAGGCCTTCGCGCGGCCCACCACGATCATGGACTGGAGGAAGGTCTCCAGGGCCGTGCCGGTGATGTCGGTGTTGCCGTCGTAGTTCAGCGCCGTGCCGCCGATCAGGCCGGTCATGGGCACGGAGATGAAGTTGCCGCCGGTCTGCTCCACCAGCATGGTCTTCAGGTCCGGACGGCCCCGCAGGATCCCCGCCTTCAGCAGCGCGTTCTGCTTGACGCGAGGCACGGTCTCCAGGTACTTGCCGAAGACTTCGGCGTTGAAGTTCTTGCTGTCAAATACGCTCATACAATTCGCTCCTTTCAGTCGCTCATTGAAGGTTTTAGGTTTTAGGTGGTGGAATTAGGTTTTAGGTTTTAGGTTTTAGGGGTTAGGTTTTAGGTGGTGGATCCCTAAAGGGCTAGCTACGCGTCGCAAATCCTGACGGATTTGTTTGATTAAAGGGGAATGGCAGAGGCTTCAACGTCTCTCGGTCCCTTGAATAAAAAGAAATCCGCAAGGATTTCCACCTTCACCTACAACCTAAAACCTATAACCTAAAACCTAACCCCTAATACCTAAAACCTTATTTCCCGATCTGGGAAACATCCACCGTCTCCCCCGCGTTCGCCCTCCGCATCGCCTCCGCCAGCGTCAGCTTCGCGCCGGGGGCGGGCTTGCCGCCGGTGGGCAGCACCACCTTCGGGGCGGGCTTGCCGGGGTTCGGGTTCGGGTCGGCGGGGGTGAAGTATTCCTCATACTGCTCACGGATGCCCGCCAGCTGCTCCTGGAGGGATTTCGCGCCCTCCCCGCGGTCCACCAGGCCGTAGACCGTCTCGAAGAACTTGGGCTTGACGCCCTCGAAGTCCTTGGAGGTCCGCGCCGCCTGCATGGCCTTGTAGTCGTCAAACTGACCCTGCAATGCCTTGTAGTCGTCGCTCTCCTTCGGGTCCGGGGTGGTCAGCCCCTTCTCCCAGTCCGCCTTGGCCTGCTCCAGCGCCGTCTCCTGGGCCTGCTTTGCCGCCGCCTTGGCGATGTAGCCGTCGTCCAGCGCCCGCCCGTACAGTGCAAAGACCTGCTCGGTCTTCTGCTCGACGGTCAGCTGCTCGTTCGCCAGGATGTCGTTCAGCGCCTTCCGGGTGAAAATGTTCGCCATATACGCCTCCTTTTTACGGTGCCGTAGCGGCGCCTATCAGGCGCCACCGATAGGGCGATGCACCGTCCGCGTGTTTCTCGTCCCGCCGGACGTAATGAAATGTCCCGCCGTGGTCCGCATCACCCGGCGTCCCGGGGTTCAGCGTGGCGGGCTCTTGGTATGAAAAAAGCAACTGTACGGAAATCCCGTATGGTTGCTTTGATCAGCTCTCTAACTTGCGTGAAACTTGCTGAAACTGAGAAACCGCGCAGAAAAGCCCGTAAAATCAGGCTTTTCTTATTTGCCGGCCATTTGCTTCGGTCCAAGCCTGAAACTTAAACCTCCAGCTCTCCCCCTCTACGAAGTGACCGCCGGTCATGTCATGTCTTCCAGGTCCTCCTTATACCCGATGTACTTCACATTCACCACGGGCAGCATGATCAGATGCTCCTTGCGTTGAATAAAGAAGCACCGATACTCCTTGTTGACCTGAAACTCATCGCAGTCAGGAAAATCCTTCACGGTCCCGTCCGTAAATACCGCTCGCACAGTCATGTGCAATTCTGAAATTGCCCATAGGTACTGGCTGTATACACTGTCGCGCAGCGTGGCCCCCACCTTGCGCAGCACCAGCGCGTGGTT